TCGGGTGAGTTCCGATAAACAAACAATAGAGAACCAGCGATTTGAAATTACAAACTTTTGCGTGAAAAAAGGGCTGTTAATAGATGATTGGATTGAAGAAACTATTAGCGGCACCAAAAGTTATAGCAAACGCCAATTGGGCAAGTTGTTAAAAAAAGTAAGGAAAGATGATATTATTATCTGCAGTGAACTGTCACGATTAGGGCGTAACTTGTTTATGATAATGGAAATTCTCAATATATGTATGACCAAAGAGTGCCGTGTATGGACTATCAAAGACAATTACCGCTTAGGAGATGATATACAGAGCAAAGTGCTTGCTTTTGCTTTTGGTCTATCAGCCGAGATTGAGCGCAACCTTATCAGTCAGCGTACTAAAGAGGCGTTGGCACGCAAAAAAGCAGAGGGAATGGTACTTGGTAGGCAAAGAGGTTTCCGATGTAGACTCAACTCAAAATGTACCGAGAAACACGAATGGATCGTCAAAGAATTAGAAAAAGGTACGCAGAAAAAAATTATTACTAAAAAACTAAAAATATCAAAGACAACCTTCTATCGTTACCTTGTATATACAGGGTTACATAACCCAATGAATTGTCAGCAAGAAGGATGGAAAGAATATGGGATATACCATTAAATAAATTTTTGGAAAAAGATTTTATATGAAAACACTATATAAATCAATCGTAGAGACCGCAGAGCAGGCGGGAATAAAAGTACTTTCAGATGCACGCTGTTGTCAGTTATTAGCGTGGGTGTTGGAGATAGGAGGTTATACAGAGGAAAGTACTCATAATTTAAAACTTAATCAGGATATTTTAATGGCACAAAAACGCCTGAATATATTAGGAGGTGAAACACCTAATACTGAAATGGTAACTATATTGAAGAAGTATCATTCAGAACTTCTAAACTATTTAAACAAAAAGACAAAAAAGCCTCAATGGCTAATAGACTTTGAAAATTACTATAAACTGAAACCTTACAATAATAATTAATAACCGATTTGAGATGAGATTGAGTGCGCATAAATCTTTATCAAATCTCTAATTTCAAATCAAAATGAATGAGTATCAGAAATTTTTGCAACAAAAGCAACGGGCTAAGGAGCATAAGGGATTTACTCCACTACCGATGAACCCTAAATTATTCCCCTTTCAGCAGCATATTGTTGCCCAAAACATTATGAAAGGCAAACACGCTGTATTCGCTGATTGCGGACTTGGGAAGACGGTAATGGAACTTGAAACAGCTACCCAAATCGTAAGGTACGCTAATAAACCCGTGCTTATCATTGCTCCTTTGGTGGTGGTAGCACAGACCAAAAGAGAAGCAGAAAAGTTCGGTTTTGACCTTGATAAGGTAACCATTACCAACTTTGAGAATTTACACAATATCAATCCGCAGGAGTACGCAGGGCTGATCGTTGATGAAAGTTCGATAATGAAAAACTTTGAGGGGCAAATAAAAAAGCAACTTTTTGAGTATTTCCACAATACCCCCTATAAGTTTGCTTTTACAGCTACTCCCTCCCCTAATGACCCAATGGAGTTGGCAAACCATTCAGAGTTTTTGGGCTATCAAAGCAGGTTAGGAATGCTCGCTACTTACTTTATTAACGATCAAGTTCACACAAGTAAATGGCGATTAAAAGGGTACGCTGTAGAGAAGTTCTATCAATTCGTATCAGACTGGGCAATAATGCTCACCAATCCTGCTGATATAGGTTACCCAATGCAAGGGTATGACTTATCGGATGTGATATATAAAGAGCACCAAATTATTACGCAAAACGATTTTAGTAACGGCTTGTTATTCCCTGATATGGCAGTATCGGCTACTGACTTTAATAAGGAATTAAGGCGTACTAAGAAAGAACGTATTGCTAAGGCTATTGAGATTGCTAATGCTGATGATGATCCTCATATTGTGTGGGTAAAACTCAATGATGAAAGCAAGGAGGTAACAGCAGGTATTCGTGGAGCGGTAGAAGTGTCAGGAAAAGATGAGCCAGAGGAAAAGGCACAAAAGCTGTTAGACTTTGTAGACGGCAAATATAGAGTATTAGTAACAAAACCTCAGATAGCAAAGTATGGGCTAAACTTTCAGCACTGTCTACATCAAACCTTTATGAGTCCTGATTTCTCTTTTGAGGGCTTTTACCAAGCGGTAAGACGATCACATCGTTTTGGAAAAAAAGGTGATGTAACAGTGAATATCATCACTACCGACACAATGCAGAACGTTATGAGTTCTATAAGAGATAAGGAGGTACAATTTAAACAAATGCAAGAATTAATGATTAAAAACCAAGAAATATGCAAACACCTACATTCAGAGCCATACACGGCGATTGCGTAGAGGAGGTGGCTAAACTCCCTACTGATAGTATAGACTTCTCAATATTTAGCCCCCCATTTGCTGAGTTATACGTTTATTCAGATGATATTCGTGATATGGGTAACTGCCAAGATTATGAAGAGTTTTTTGTACACTTTCAATTCCTTGTACAAGAGTTAGCAAGGGTAGTGAAAAGCGGGCGATTGGTAGCAGTACATTGTATGGACTTGCCAGCGATGAAAGGTAAGGACGGATATATAGGGCTCAAAGACTTTTCAGGAATGCTCATTCAGTCCTTTCAAAAAGAGGGATTTATTTACCACGATAGAATAACAATTTGGAAGAGCCCAGTAGTAGAAATGACCCGTACCAAGTCTATCGGATTGCTTCATAAAACGATCAAAAAAGATAGCAGTATGTCTCGCACGGGTATTCCTGATTATATCTTAGTGTTTCGCAACGCAGGTGATAATCTTGTACCTATTACACACCAAGATACTGATGAAAAACAAGAGAATTACCTCCCCGTAAGTTTATGGCAGAAGTATGCAGAGCCAGTATGGTATGACATCAATTACTCCGATACCTTGCAATACACATCTGCACGTGATGAGAAGGACGAGAAACATATTTGTCCCTTACAATTGGAAACTATCAGGCGTTGCTTGCATTTATGGAGCAACGAGGGCGAAACAGTGTTAAGTCCATTTGGAGGTATAGGCAGCGAGGGTCACGAGAGTTTGAGGTTAAAACGCAACTTTATAGGGATAGAATTAAAACCCTCATACTTTCATCAAATGCAGAAGAATTTACAGCGAATGATAGATGATCTTAATCAAACAACGTTATTCTAAATACATCATTCATTTGTCTCCCCTTGCATAGCGCAAGGCGTTAGTAAGGGGAGTTTTTTTTAAACATCAAAATAATATGGCAAGACCAAATAAACAAGGATTAGATTATTTCCCTTTGGACGTTGGAATCTTTGAAAATGATAAGATTTTGGCTATCTCGGGGGAGTTCTCTGTAAAAGGAGAGATAATCGTGTTGCGGCTACTTTGTGAAATATACCGTAATGGGTATTTCGTGGAGTTTTCGGAACTTTTAAAAAACAAATTGGCAAGGCTCGGCGGATTATCTGGTGGGCTTGTTGATGAGGTTGTTAGGAAACTTGTTAAATATGAGTTTTTCGATGGATTTGTATTTAGTGAGTATAATATACTAACAAGTAAAAACATTCAAAAGGTTTATTTAGAAGCTTCAAAAAGACGTAAAGATATTGATTTATCGCAATATTGGCTGTTGGACGAGGTTAATGTATACATTAACTCATCTTCAAGTAAGATTAATGCGCACATTAATACACAAAGTAAAGTAAAAGAAAGTAAAGTAAATAATATTTCTTTTTTAGAAAAAAAGAAACAAAAAAGCGCGTGTGTCGATTTTGACGAGGAAGAAGAAAACAATCAGCCTTTAAACGCTGAAAAAGAAACCTCCCCCCCAGTTGCGCCCGCCCCCCCTCCTTTCAATTTTAGAAAGGCAATGCTTGCGGAAGGTTTTGCCCCAGAACTTGTAGACGAGTGGCTCAAAATACGCAAGGCAAAGAAAGCTGTAAACAGCGAGCGTGCTTTTAATACATTCGTTGAGCAAGTTCGGAAAACAGGGCAAAACAAGAACACTATCCTTGAAAAGGTAGTTCAAAAACAATGGAAAGGTTTTGAAGCTGATTGGCTACATAGCGTACAATCCCCTCATCAAACCACTAACAATCAAATATTCTTAGACGAAAATGGAAACATCATTACAAACGCTGAGTCGTATGGACAACAGTCCACAGTCAGCAAACCTCCTTATTTTGCAGGAAGACAAACCCTTGAAAATATTAGAAACAATAGTCAAGGCTGGGGAACTCACATCGTTGGAGATAGCTAAAATAGGACACCAATATCTACGACTTAGAGACTACAACCGTAAGGAGGTAAGAATACAAGAAGCATTCGGTTATCTCTTTGCACACATTGCTACTCTTGTAGGGCTTAAGGGAGAAATCGACCCTTTGCAAAAGCAGGAGATATGGAATGCTGTTTTTGATAAATTTGCAGGATTGTCTTTTCAGGAGATATACAAAGCCTTTCAGATGGATAGAAGGGGAGATTTTGGGGAAGTAACTAATCCTTATCAGTTTTTTGACTCGTCTTACGTCTGTACGGTTTTAGGGAAATATCGCCAATGGCTGCAAGACACTCAGCGAGCGCATAACATTAACATTTCACAATTACCAGAAAATCAAAATACGATGACAGAAGAGGAAAAAGAAAAAAACGTGCTTCGCTGGCTCAATGAGCATTTTGAGGAGTATAAAGAAACAAAGGAATTGCCTATGCTATCCGTGCCTATCTATGACACACTCTATCAGCGAGGTATATTACAACCTTATTTCGCTACTCTCACCGAAAAGGACAAGCAACTAATGCGAGCGGAAACCGAGAAGCGACTTCGACAAGAGCAAAATAAGGCAAAGGATAAGCAGGAGTATAGTGCAATTAGGGCATTGATAGAGCATTTTCAAAAAAGCACCAATGACCCTGACGGAAAGATAAGGAGATTTAAAAAAGAAGATACTTTGAAATTCTTTTACAA